CTGGACAGGCTCGTCGAAGAGCTGCGTGTTTTGTTTCATTTAAAATTTCCGAACACAGAACGTATTGTCTACGACGCAAGAGGTCTTGGAGACAGTCTTGACAGATTTTTTGACAGAGAGTGGGTAGATCTGACAGGCAAAGAATATCCTCCACTTGTGTTTGATGACAACACGAATCCCGGAGTGTCTATGCCCGTTCTGCATCCATTCCGCGCCGTACAGTCATTGAACCAAAGGTTGTACACAAATCTCCGCGTCGCACTTGAGAAAAAGCGGATTGAAATTCCTGTCACTTCAAGTTTTCTGCGGCAAGTTGAAGCGGACAGCGAACTGAAACAAATGTCAATGGAAGAAAAGGCGATTTTCAGCGAAGCGGACGCTTTGCAATATGAGATGGGGAACATTGTCGCAAGAATCTCTCCGAGCGGCAATGTGCTTTATGACACGCCTCCACGGCACAGCCTGCACAAGGACCGCTATTCCTCGCTGGCAATGGCAAACGACTACATCAGCGAGCTTGAAAAGGTGTCGATGGAGAAACACAAAAGAGGCACAGTGTGTGTCGGTCTCGCGACCGGGTTCTGATACACGAAACCATTGTTACATCACAGGAGGTGAAGGCCCATGGGATTATTTGATGTATTCAGGAGAGGGACTCCAAAGAGCAGCAAGGCTTTCACACAGCCTGAACCTCTTGAACGCAAATCAAAGGAAACCGTTTATGTCGGCGCGAAGAATGACGAGATGGAGCGCAAAGACTATCAGTCATACAACAACTAGAACATCACGTTCTCAGGCGAGCTTGCCGGGTATAACTATGACAGCATTCTTCGCGACAAACAAAATAACATTGTATCCCTGTATCAGCTTTCCGATTATTATACGGACGCAGATCCGCTGGTGCGAGGAATTATTAAGCATGTGTACGTTCCGTATACGCTTGGCTCTTCTTGGTTCCTGACCGGAGCCACAGAGAAGACGCGCAAGATCTATGACGAGTTTTACAAGCAGATCCGTCTGCGCGAAAAGCTTTCAAGCATTATATTGGAATACTGGAAGTACGCCAATGTTTTTGTTTACATTCATCACGGCGTACCCATTACACTACCGGTGACGAAGTGCAAGATCGGCAACGTCAGTTTTAATGGCGATCCTATCGTTGACTTTGACTGCCAAAGCGTTTACAACGAGTGGCGCATAAAGAACTATGACGTAAAGGAAAACTGGATCAAAGATAACCATATTGAAGAATATTTCAAGGGTTATCCGGAAGAAGTGCAGAAAGCTTTGAACAGAGGCGAACAGTACGCTCAGTTAAATCCGAAATATACAAAAGTCCTTCAGGCCGAAAAGGAAGGATGGCAGCGTTATGCCATTCCATTCATTGCGGCCTGTTTGCCCGCTTTGGCAAAGAAGGAACTGATTAATAAATACGAGATTGCGCAGATCAATCTGGGCATTCATTCCTTTGTGCACGTGAAGTATGGCGATGAGAAAAAAGGCTATGACATGTTGCCAGATATCAATCAGCTCCGTGAGACGAGAAATATCTTCTCGCGGGCAATGAACAATTTTCCGCTGGCTGTTACCAATCAGTTAGCCAAGGCGGAAGTGGTGCAGCCTGATCTTGACAACCTGTTCCAATTTGATAAATATAGGGACACCAATAACGATATTCTTGCTGCTGGCGGCATCAGCGGTCTTTTGGTCGCTGGATTGAGCGTGGATGGCTCCACGTTCGCTTCCGCTCAGGTGTCGATGCAAACCGCCGCGTCTCGCATCGAAGCGTGCCGTGACGAGATCTGCGAACTGATGAACAAGATCAACGTATGCATTCAGGAAGAGCTTGGAAACGGTCACGCTTACAATGTGAGCCAGGTGCCGGAGTTTGAGTTCATGCCTCTGGACATGGCGGGCAAGAAAGCGCTGCGCGAAGCGTGCAAGGAGCTCTGGCAGCAAGGGCTTGTCTCTACGCAAACTATGCTGACAACACAGGGCTATTCTCTTGAGCGCGAAAAGGCGCAGAGAGAAAAAGAAGCATCTGACGGAACAGATGGGGTTCTGATTCCGCGAGATGTAACAAACAGCCAGAATGCGTCAGCACCAGAAAAACAATCAGACAATAAGGTCGGGCGACCAAAGCTCGACGACGACGAACGAAACAGTGACCCAGATGCGGCCCAAAGGGGCAAGCAACCAAAGCCGTCCAATCCAGATGGCAGCATGGGTGACGAAGAAACTGTTTAACGGTTCGCTGCTTGATGCGGCGTTGACAAACTGATCAACGTCCGCGTTTCATGCGGCGTTGGCATATGTCGTAGACACATATTCAACAGCCGCACTTTCCGTGCGGCGTTGGCAGAGTGGTTTATTGCAGCGGTCTCTAAAACCGCCGACGGGCACGTCCGAAGGTTCAAATCCTTCACGCCGCGCGTATGGCAAGTTGCCGATTGTACGGCCTACGTTCCTCTGTCTGCGGACTGCAGGAAGTAGAGAGCGGATGCGTCCAATCTCTACAAATCGGAAATCACGTTTGATACACTGGGAGGTGGAGGGTGTATAATGGCCACATTTATCGCCTCGTCATCATAACTGCGCGTGACAGGAAACGACGAGGTTTTTCTTAATGATTTAAACGGACGATGTCCGTTTAAATAGATTAGCACGAGCCACAGGCTCGTATTAATGTGATCAAAATGAGACGAAAGTCTCTTTTGATAGATTAGCGCCAGCGCTGCTGGCTTATTAATCGTGATTTAAACGGACAATGTCCGTTTAAATAGATTAGCTCAAAAACTTGCTTTGCCGTCCCATCGTAAGTCTGGAGAGCAACAAAGGAGAGGAACTCCAATGAACAGGATTGTTAAGACCTGCATTGCGTCTGTCGTCTCCGAAATTAAATCGTCAGATATTTATCTGACAGTAAAAGCTCGGCTGTTCGAAACACCGGGAGCTAATCTTAACGGTGTTCGCGTGACTCCTGCGTTCCTAAGTGAAATCGTAGAACATCAGGATGATTATGTCGGGCTGCCTCTGTGCGCTGACGTGAAAGCGTTGGCAAACGGAAATTATCAACACCTTGGTCATCTGTATGATGCCCGCACGGGAGAGTTTCACTCTGCCCAAATTGGTTCCTTCTATCAGTTTGAAGAAGAGAAAACCGAAGAAGGCGCTGCGCTGATTGGCTATGCGCGTATTCTGAAACGGAACAAGGCTGTGTGCCGTGCAATCTCTGAATTGTTTGCAGACAACGCATTAAAGTTTTCGTTTGAGATTTCGTGTGGCAGCTATCGCGAACTTGAAGACGGTACAATTGAAATCGACGCTTCGGAAGACAACTTCCTTGAAGGTGCAGCAGTCGTGACGTTTCCAGCGTGCCAAAGCGCCGTGGCTCTCGATCTGGTGGCCGAGCTCACAGATGACGGAAAAGAAGGTGAAAACATGACAGACGTAAACGAGAATGTTGCCATTGCAACATCAGAAAACAAGGCTGAAACCGAGGAAGACAAAGAGGTTGTGGCTGAGGCGGAAAATCCCGCTGAGCCTGAAACCGAAGCTGTGGAGCATACCGCAGAGGCGGATGCGACCGCAGAAAACGCCGAGGAGACGGCTGAACTTGTTGTGACAGAAACTCACTATGAAACAGACCGCGTTGAGGCATACGATACTGATACTGGCGCTTATACTGAGCAGACTGTATCTGTTGAAACACGTACAACCGCTCCCGTGGAACCTGTTTATGCTGAGAATGAAGTTGCAGAATCTGCGCAGAATGAGACTGTTCCGGCCGGTCAGGCGCAGATTGCAGAAGACAAGCCCGCCGAGGACGAGGAGCCCGAGGATGAGACTGCTTCCAAGAAAGAACCGGATGAAAAGTGTGCTGAAACCGAGACCGTTGAGACGGCTGAAAAGAACTCAACGGATGCCATTGCGCAAGTTATCGCGGAGCTCAAGGATGAGGTTGCCGCGTTGCGCAAGGAGCTGGCTGAACTGAAGGCCGAGCCAGCAAAGATTGTCGCCGAGGCGGCTGGACAGGTGCTCGCTGAAACCAATCCTTTCATGGATTCCATGACGGTTGGCGATCAGGAGAAGAAGTATCGGCTGCTTGAGAGCGATAAAAACACGGTTTCTGTTTACACACTGCTGTGACAGAGCACAATCTGTTAATTGATATACGGAAAGGATGATTGAAATGGCTGGATACATGACAGCCCTTCAGGGCTATGTGTATGAGGGCGAGCTGGTTAACGGCGAGTCTTAGGCGATCGCCAATGGTATGCTGGTTGCTCCTAAGATGGTTTCCGGTGAGCTGAAGATGGGTCTTCCGGCTAAGGACGCCAATACCAAGCTGCTTTGCAAGGAAGTTACGACCATCTACGATGGCATGCCCGCCTATCGTTTTATCGTGACAGCTCTTGGCAACAAGACTTATTTTGTTGAGAATGGCTTCGAAGTGAACAGCGACGAAGTTTACGACACCACACTGTACGAGACTGCCCCTGGCAAGTATCTCCGCGCTCATCCGCTGCTCGTCGGCGAAGAGTTTGTTACTGACCAGGTGACTGGCACTCCTGTTGTGGGTACTGAGTACGGCGTCCTTGCTACTGGCAAGATCGGCGTTGCGACCTAATTGGAGGTGAGCATTTATGAGTGATATCCAAGTTAAGAAGGACAGCAAGCTCATCAAGGTGCTTGCTTCTCAGGCGCGCGGAGAGCGCGTCGATTAGGCCAATGTGGAAGAGGCCTCTCAGATCATCACCGAGCTGGCGTAGGATCTGACACCCAACAATCGTCATCAGATCGCCCAGACTGTCGCTTACACTGTTGAGCAGCTGCAGCAGAAGGATCTGGATTTTATGAATCTGTTTGCCGATGTGAAGAATGTGAACTATGGCGACAAGCCCGTGTTTAACATCAAGACTGGCGGCATCAAGGCCTACATTCAGGCCAAGGGTGCTACCACCAAGCGCAGCATGGTTGCTGACCGTCAGGTCTCTCTGGAGACTGTTGAGATCTCTGCGCGTCCCGCAATCAACATCGTTGATCTGCGCACTGGCCGCGTGAACATGGCGGACCTCATCCGTGAGGCGAACCGTGAGATCAGCAACAAAAAGCTGGCGATGGTTGAGAAGGTTCTGCAGGATGCGATCAGCAATTACAGTGCTCCGAGCTATGGCACTGGTAACGGCATCGTGAAGGCGACGCTGGATTCTCAGATCGCTTACTTCCGTCGTCTCGGCCCTGTGACCCTGCTGGGCGACCAGGCCGCTGTGCAGCAGCTGGCTCCTCTTGCCGGCATGCAGATGGACGCTACCGCCCGCTATTCTGACAGCATGCTCAACGAGCGCAATGAGAACGGCTTCCTGGGCAAGTACAACGGCTGCAACGTCGTGTCTCTTGCGAACACCTACTTTGATGGCACCACCACGCCTGTCCTGGCCACTGACTGGATTTACTTCCTGCCTGCTGGCATCTCTGGCGATATGCGCAACCTGAAGGTTGTGAACGAGGGTGGTCTGTCTACCGTCGAGTCTCAGAACATCGACGACATGGTGTTTGAGGTTCGCCTTGACACCTGGTTCGGCGCTGGTTTTGTGGCTGGCAAGATTCCGACCATTGGCGCATACCAGATCGGTTAATTTGAAATAGGTTCCAGAGAGGCTGCGAATTCGCAGTCTCTCTGGAATTCTTTTATAGGAAGAAGGTAAAGGCTATATGACTCAGTTTGCGGGGTATACAGAGCCCACATATAAAGTCTGTAACAGGCAGAAGTATGACATTGGTGTCCGTTTGGACAATGGACGAGAATATAACATTAAACCTGGCAGCTTTGCGCTGCTAACTGCTACGGATATCCAGTATATCGAAAGCATCTGCGCGAAACGCAAGTTCTTCGCTTCGCACATGCTGGAAGTCGAAGACAAGGCAGGGAACGTGATCAATCTGGAAGATCTGAATATCGTGGATGATCCTTCGGAGCACGTTCTGACGGATGATGAAATCACAGCTGCGCTCAAAAAGTCTGTGAAGCAGGTTGAGAACTGGCTTGCTGATATTGAAGATCCTGTTGAGCTGCACGCTATCTATACAGTCGCGACAGGTATGGACCTGCCGACAAGTAAGCTTAAGGTTCTTCGGGCCAAGATGCCGGAAAAAGACTGGTTCGACGAACTTGAATAATTGACAGAGAGGAGTGTGACCCATGACAAATCTTACTGAGCTTGCCAATGAGTTGCAAGAAATGGTGGCTTGGCAGCGTACACCTGAACAACTCTTCATCTCGGATTACGAAAAGATGATTGTATTTGGTTTAAAAACGCTGTTTATTGACACGGGCCGCGCTCTTGCTTTCAGTAAATCATAGATTACATCCGAAGAAGACGAGAATATGAATACGATCTTGTATTACGTGGACGATTTGCCGATTGACGAGGAGAAGTATGTTCTGCTCGTTGCGCAAATTGCATTCTTTAAGCGAGTGCAGAGCGACGTGAACAATATTGTCGGTTACACGACAGACGCGCTTTCCGTCACGAATGCGGATAAACCGTATGCTCATCTTCAGGATACGATCATGAACTTAGAAAACGAGCGAAGAATTCTGTTCTACAAAATGACGAATTATTCGTTCTATCAAGGATGAGGGGATCTGAATGGAAACAGATTATACGGTAAAGGTTAACTATGTAAACAGCCAGACGGGAGAGCGCTCGCAGCGCGTATACCCGTTTGTTGGATATATGAACAACATGGCCTTTGAGCTGAAACAGGTTCTCTATGAGGTTGAGAACGTTTTCTTCCAGCTTGAAAACCATCGAGACCGCGCAGAGTGGAGTGAGGAATCTGAGGCTGCGTTTGGCAAGATTCGCAAGAAATTGCTGAACAGTATTAACAGCATTCAGAGGCTTCCTGATACGCTATGTTATAAGGGCGTTAGCTGCAACAGTATTCCAGCGAGTGAAATGCTCGCTAAAATCATCGACAACAAGTAAACCAAAGGAGCTGGTGCTTATGTCGAAACCATATGTGCCAGCTGGCACAAAAACAAGATTCTACAGACCGCCAACGCTTGCGTCTGACTTTACGGAATTTCTTGACGGCGATATCCCCAATATGGTCATGGATTTCACGCTTCTGCCAGACTGGTATGACCAGTTTAAAGAAGATTACGAACCACAGATCATACGCGGGGAACTGTATGCTGATACATCAAAGAGCCGTTATTCCAATACGGACAACAATCTGAACATACGGTGTGATGTAAATAGCGGTATCAAAAAGGGCGACATGGTCATCGCCTCTAACAATGGTGACGTGTTTATCCTCGACTGGGAGGTTGCTCTGCAAAGCAACAACGCCCCGTCTCGGGCTGTGCGCTGCAACTTCAATCTGACGGTTGAGCGCTATATGCAGGAAGAAACAGATGCTTATGGCTATCTGGTTCAAGAGGAAGGTATGCGCACGATCGTAGACGCACTTCCTGCAAATGCTTATTTCTACGATGGGCGAAATGCGTCCTTCTATTCCGCGAACAGCAATCCGGGTATTTCGCCAGAGGTGAACGCGTTGATCACTGTGCAGCTCAACGAGCAGACGCGAAACCTGAAAGTCAACGATGAATTCACATGGGGCAACGATTCTTATATTATCACAGATATTTCGTGGGTAGGCGTAAATCGTGCGGGCACTTCCGGCACGCTGGCGCTGCAATCACTGCAAAAGCCTGGTGGAATCAAATGATAGACATGTCTCAGATCATGAACAAGGTGAACGACGTTATCCGGACGCGGCTGGATGAAATGGCCGCAAGGTGGGAAGGCGCGATTCACGCGCAGCACATGGATGCAAGGCTTGCGGGTCGCGTACAGGTTGCCAACGCGCTGCTTGAAACAAAGGTGAAGGTTGTGCGGAAATCGGACACAGAGGCTTCTTTGAAAGTCGAGTGTCCGGGCTTACAGCTCGACGAGCTGAAAGATGATTTACGTTTTTATATTTTACAACCAGGAAAAACATACGCTTTCGGGGGGTGAGGTCTGTGCCGATTTCAACCTGGATGAAAGACTGGAACGATATCATTCGGTACGTGATCTATCCCGACGACGTACTTAAAAGACTGATGTTAGTTCCAGAAGGAACGACCATTATTGATTTTATCGATCATTATTTTATCAGGGCCGGATACACCAACGAGCTTCTTGAAAAAGAGGACGTCCGTATTGTTTACGGTGACGTAGACAGCAAACCGACGGATGTGCCGAATGTCATGAAGAACACGCTGAGTTTTGATATCTATGTGAGAACGCAAAAGCTTCATAACGCAACATAGGATCGCCTGATGTACAGGACGCATCTGATTGCAAACAGGCTGAACGATTTGCTCACAAAGGAAGGAACGAGCGGCAAGTATTTCGGTGGGTATCGATTTTGGCCTTCAAAAGAAATGGATCTCGGTACACGCACAGTTGGCTATGTGCGGTACAACATTTCTTTTGAATATATGCGGGTTTATTAAACCTTGATATTGGCGCTTTTGTGGACGGACTTAAGCGTTTCAATAAATATTTTGCAAGGAGATGTTGCGATATGTCTCAATATGTTGCCGCTTACAAGGGCTACATCGCAGACGTTCCTCGTGTTTGGTTTAAGCGCTGCGATGGACATATGTTCTATTTTGACGAGATCACTCAGGCATCTGCGACTCCTTAGGTCCAGAACACTGAGATTAACGCAGGTTGGTCTCTGTTCCCCGTCGCCGTTCTGCCTGGCCAGTAGACCTTTGAGATTTCTCTGACTTCCGGTCAGTTCAACTCTGAGATGTTTGCCATGGCTGCGAACCGCACCTTCGGCGCTGAGGGCGATTACAAGATTTGGTTCACCGAGAACGTTAAGTTCAACTCTTCCGGTGTTGCTACTCTGTCTTATGCGCCTGTCGCCGGTTCTCTGTGGTTCAACGGCATCGATGATGATGACACCGTGACGATTGATCAGAGTGATCCTCGTAAGATCACTGTGACGATTGTTACCAATAGCCAGAGCACTGCTCTGACTGGCGATGTGGAAGTTACCTATCAGCACATGCTCGCGAGCGGTGCCGACGTTATGTACTCCACCAACCGCGAGTCTGCGATCGGCGAAGCTTGGATGCGTTGGCCGATCTATTCTGCGAACGAGGACTGCACCGACTCTGCCGTTAAGGGCTATGTTGAGGTGCACGTGTTCCGCGTCCGTGTTACTCAGGGCCCTGGCTTCGATACGAGCTTAATAATTAGGTTCCTTGAGCAGTAATGCTCATGTAAAATCTTCCTTAAACGGGGAACGTCTTACATATGTCGCTACTGTAAGATAACCTACCGTGCTAAATTAAAACGCTGTCACCATTCATTAAGGTGGTGATTCTTTGAAAAAATAGTATTGTGTATACAAACACGAAAACAAAGTCAATCACAAAATATATATAGGAATAACCTGTCAAAAGCCAGAATACCAATGTGGGACAGATGGGGCGCGTTACGTCGAATGTCCTTTATTCTGGAACGCCATAAAGAAATATGGCTGGGATAGTTTCACACATGAAATTTTATTTCAAGGATTGTCTGCGGAAGAAGCTTCTCGAAAAGAAATAGAGCTTATCGCGCAATATGACTCAACAAACCCTGAAAAGGGATATAATTGCAGTCTTGGAGGTTTTGGCATAAATTCTGAAACCCTTTGTCATATGTGGCAAGATGACGAATTTAAGAAATATGTGTCAGGACAAATGCGCGAAGCATGGAAAGATCCAGAAAAAAGAAAAAGACGTTCTGAATTAACAAAAGAACGTTGGCAAAATGATGAATTCAAAGAATCGGTTCGTGAAAAAATCAAGCAGGTTTGTGGAACATCTGTTAAATGTGTTGAGACAGGTAAAACCTATATCAATATTTGTGATGCTGAGAAAGAACTTAATATTCCTCATTCAAACATCTTAAGATCAATAAGAACAGGTTATAGATGTGGCGGTTACCATTGGCAAAAAGTAGACAGCGTTTTATAAAAGCCTAACGACTAGCCGAAAGGCGTAAGGCGCAAGTGCGCCTGAAATGGGAAGCCCCTTATTTTAAGGGTGAAGATATAGTCTTAACTGCATAGTGATATGCAGCAGTTCATAAGAGAACGCAATTAGCGTAACGAGCTAATTGGAAAGAATTGACAAATAGGCCGCGACGAACCAGTGCACGTTCTCTGCTATCGATGCAAAGCGTGCCGACGACGCTGCGTACAGCATCGCGTACTTCGAGCTCGAAGCTCCTGAATCCCAGCAGAATGGTTAATGATTTTTTCTCTAAGAGTTTCATATAAGGTATAATTGAAGGATATGCAATGAGCTCTGATATGGGGAGATTGCATACACTTCGTATGCGTCTCCCCATTTTTTATGCTCATTGTGAAAGAAGGTATCCATATGACAGAAAACAATATTCCAAAGAACAGGCGAAATCCAAAGCCTGCGCCGAATACGACTCAAGTATCGAAAGAGCTTCCACAAGAAGCCGAATTAAATAAAACGCTCCCAGAGAGCAAAGAGCTTGACAAACAAATGCCGGAAGCAGCAGAGCTCAATAAAGAGCTTCCGCCAACGGTCAATCCT